CCGGTCTGATGTCATTGTCCCACCCCGAGATGGTCCACGGCTCACCGTCCGTCCCGAACTGGTTCTCGAAGAACCTCCCACGGCGGTAGTGGACGGTGAAGTGGCGGCCCTCAGGCAGGGTGGTGTCGAACTCTTGCGTGTCGATGATGGTGGCGGGCCCTGCAGCGTGGTCCATCATCCGGACGGTCACGTCCAGGACGGAGTTGAGCTGCTCGGCGAAGGCGTAGGTGCGCGTCACGAGGTTGCGCTCTCGCCCGCTGCCAGTCGCGCGCCGTCCAGACCGCACATAGCTGGGCAGCAGGTCGCCGTCGCCCGTCTGGATGGTGTTGATCTTCCAGAGGGTGCCCGTGGCGTCGCCCATGAGGTTCAGCGGGAAGGCGGAGAAGAGCTGGGAGTCGTTCCAGCGGATCACCATCTGGTCCCACGTCTCGGAGATGTCGTCCCACGTGAGCGCGCCCTGGACGGTGCCCGTCCCCGGCGTCAGGAAGGGGAAGTCGCGGCGGGAGAACGGGGTCGGGGTCTTGTCGCCCACCTCCTCCAGGTAGTGCTCGGTGAAGGCCTGCTCGGGCGGCGCCTCGTCGTCGCCCACGCCCACATCCGAGGTGAGCGGGATGGCCCAGATCAGCTCGCCGTTCTCCTCGTCGAAGTGGTGGAAGCCGAAGTGCTGCCTCGCGGCGTCGCGCGTCCGGAGCACCTCGCGCCAGACCTGCTGGTTCACCGTCGATAGGGTCACCCCGTCGAAGAGATACTGCGCGTCGGCGCCGATGAACTCGTGGTAGTCCCCGAAGTCGGCCACGAGGCGCCCTGCAAGAGGGCCCACGCCCTCGCCCGCCTCGCGGAAGATGAAGATGAGCGGGTCGCCCACGAACTGGCAGAGCGTGACGTGGTCGCGGGAGTAGAAGACGAGGTTGTCTCCCATGTCCTCGACCTCCAGTATCTCGAACACGCCATCGTTGACGCGGAACTGCTCGCTGAGGCCGGTCCCGTCGTCGCCCGCGTTCAGCGGGAGGCCGATGTCGGAGTTAATCATCCCGGTCGGCAGCGACTCGCCCCCGTAGGTGAGGTTCGCGTAGATCATCATGTTCTTGTAGACGAAGAGCTGCTTGCAGAGGAAGTTCATCCCCGCCTGCTCGATGAGCTGGGTGGCGCTGCCGTCCCAGGTATGGACGAACTCGGCCCCGTTGGTGAGGAAGAAGAGGTCATCGCCCACCCCACCGAGCCCATCGTCAGGGGCGGTGAAGGTCGCGCTGTCCCAGAAGTCGGTGATGTCGCCCGTGAAGGTGCGGCGGATCGTGTACACGGCGCCCGCGCCCAGGGCAGCGCCCGCGTCGGCCGTGAGGGTGAGGTGGGTGTTGTCCGTGACGGTGTCGATCTCCCACCAGACGGCCGAGAGGGAGCGTTGGGCGGCGTTCCCGAAGTGGATCATATCGCCCGCCTTGATGCCGGCCGTGGACCAGGCGGTGCCCGTCCCAGTCACGACGGTGGGGTTCGCCCCATCATGCGCCACCGTCCCGGTCGCATAGCGGCGGTTCAGGTAGAGGGCGGTGTCGTTCTCCGGATCATACTCATAGACGTTCTTCGTCGTGGCGATGACCTGCTTCTGGGCGGCCGCGCGGATGTAGAACGTGTCGATCAGCATGATCGGGTCCACGAAGTCAATCGCGGAGTGCTCCTGCCACCCCAGGTTGACGTTCCCCACCTTCCCCTGCTTGATGCGGAAGTTGCGGCCGTCCTGCAGGCCCCGCGAAGGGACCATCAGGGCGTCCAGGCCGTAGTAGAGGCCGAGGTTAGGATTGATTACTGCGCTGCTCTTGGCCATCTTCAACCTGTGAGGTAATCCTGTAAGGGGGCAGCGTCGGGTTCCCCGTATCGTGCTCGATCACCCTCATGGGCGTGGGCGCGGGTAGGGCCCGCTTCGCCGTCGCGATCTGCACGATCAGTTGCCCCATCGCCTCCTTCATCGCGTTGAACTCGTTCCGCATCTCCTGCGTGGAGACGGTCAGAGCGTCCAGGCGGGCATTCGCCACCCCGCCGATCATGATATTCCAGGCGAGGCTGCAGTCCCACTCGGTCTTCGTCTTCCCGCCCCGGGTGACGTCCATCTCGCGCCACAGGGGGCACTTGTGACACACCGTCGAGCAGTCCTTCCCATTGAGCGGGCAGTCCTGCCCCTCCGGGCCCATCATCTTTCCCATCGTCGTTACGCCTTCGTTGCTAGCACCACGTCTACGAACTTCACGTCAAAGTCCATCGCCGTCCCAGACCCGCCAAGGGCGGCGGTGACGGCCGTCTCGTTCCCCGTCACGGAGGCGGTGGAGAGCACGCACACAGGGCCGCCACCCGAGCCCGACGCCGTACCCTGCGAGGGCAGGGAGACGGTCAGGGAGGTGACGACGGTCTCAGAGAGGGCGAGGTTGACCGATGGCAGGTTGGCCTGGGCGACGGTCCGCGCTGCGAAGGCCGTCTCGAAGGCAGCCGTGCCGCCCGTGGGGCCCACCGTGCCGGTGGTGCAGCGGATCGCGGCGTCCTGGTACGCGGCGTCGGTGACCTTGGTCCAGCCAGCGGGCGGGGTGGTCTGGCCGAAGAGCATCTTAGTCCCGGTGGGGAACTCCGGGCCGATGGACAGCCACGTTACGGGGCCGATGGAGGTGACGAAGCGGAACTTCCCCAGGGTCGTGTCATAGGCGACAGACCCCACCACCCAGGTGGAGTCGCCGTCGATGTTCACCGTGCTATCCGCAGTGAACTCGTGGTGACCCGTGTTCGAGTGCTCGAAGAGGAGCCACGACTCGATGATCTCGCGGAAGGTGCGTTCTTGGTTGGGGAAGATGGAAACGACCCCGGTGTCCTCGGGGAGCGTCTCATTCGGGGTAAAGGGCGGGCTGCTCATGCTGGGGGTCCTCTAGTGGGCCCCCAGTCTAGCACGAACTCATCGCGTGAAGAAAGGGTCCCTGCGATGGGTGTGCCGGGCCGCCATGGCGTCGGGGTGCGGGATGAGAGTCTGTACACGGGAGACCTGTAGCCGCTTGTCCCGGCCGATGACCTCCTGCAGCTTCTCGGCCGCCCGCTGGGTCCAGATGGTCGCCCGCTCCTCGTCCTCGTTCGTGAAGAACCCATAGGCGGTCGCCTGGCAGAGGAGCCACTCCTCGGCGTTGGTCGTAAACCAGTTGGTGTCGCCGCTGGCCGATAGGGCGGTCAGGAACTTCCAATAGGGGATGACGATGCGGTACTCGCCCGCGTCGCTGTTCGCGTAGAGGGAGAGGCCGTCGCTGAGGGGCCACACCTCGAAGTTCGAGGCGCCCGCCTCGGAGGTCGGCTCGCTGCGGAGGATGAGCTGGGGCGGTCCGACGACGGTGTCGTCCTCGTTCTCGCCCCCTGCGTCGGTGGGGATGTCCGCCTCGACAGAGGCGCGCCCGTAGCCGATCTGCAGCTCCTGGGTGTCCCCAGAGGCGTGGATCAGATAGGGGCCAACGCCGTTCACGGGGTCCAGACGGAACTCCTTGAAGTCGGCTGGGACGGCCGAGAGGACCCGCGTGTCGGCTGCTGTGATGAGCACGCCCGTGGTGGCCTTCATGACCTCGAAGTTATGCCGCACCTGCAGCGTCTTCTGGGCGCGATTGAGGTAGGTCCCAATCAGCGCCTGGACGGCAGTCGGTACGTCGATGAGGTTGGTAGCTACTTCGGTCTGTAGCTCAGAGTAGGTCGCCACGGCTCAGCCTCCTGCTTCAGTTGGTCCGAAGAGGGGCAGCTCCTCCAGCTCGTAGTCCTGCTCGAACTCCAGCTCCAGAAGGTGACACCGGCGTTGTCCGGGCCTGGGCCTGCTGCGCCTCGGAGATGATGATGGAGTTGAGCACCTTCTGTGCCATCTCCAGCGTGAGAACGACGCCCTGGGTGAGAACATTGCCATCCGGGTCCTTCACCTGATGCCGACCAGAGGTCAGCGCCACGATCTGATACCCGTTCTTCTCCTCGACGACGGTGTGCTTATCCATCGTCTCAGTGGCCAGGAGTTCGGCATCCACTGCCCTGGCTGCGGCCGACAGCGCCTCCTTACGGCGCCGTTGAATGGCGAAGCGGACGATGTCGAAACCGGCCATCTTCGCAATCTCTTCACCCACCTCGTGCCCGTGGGCGTTGAGGTAGATGCCCGGGGTGTCCCGGTACATGAAGACGTCCATTCCCAGGTCCGTAGCGGTCCTGATGAAGACGCCCCTGTCGTAGTCAATCTTCCTGTCAGCCATAAGGTCCCGTCCTTCCCGTTAGTTGATGATGGACCACTCGATGGTTACCGTGCCGGTGAAGGTCACAGCTTCGGCAGCCGCGATGTTCGGCCAGTCCGCGCCGAGGTTGAGGAACACCGTGCGGGGCGAGGCGCCGGCCGCGATGACGGTCTTGTTGCCGTTCACCTCGGGGGTGCCCGCGCCGGTGAAGCGCGTGGTGCCTAGCGTGATGTTCGTGTAGGGCTGGCCGGTCATGATGTCTTCGAAGGTGGCGGTGCCGCTGAGGACGGAGACCGCACCAGAGGCGACAACCGTGCCCAGACCCACCTCACCGTCCGTGGAGACGCCGTGGGAGGCCTGATCGAAGAGACCCTCGACCGAGCCGCCGTGGACGGCGATAGCGCCGGCCGGGAAGGTGTAGATCAGCGCGCCGATGGCCTTGTCAACGTCGTCGTCGCCGGTCCCGACCGCGAGGGCAGTGATGGTCAGCTTGGTCCGGTGGAAGACGCCGTCGCCGTGCTCTTCCGCGACCACGCTCGCTTCGGGGGTGCCGACTGCGGTGGCAGTCAGCTGCTTCGGCGTGGTGACCGAGGTCGTGCCCGCGAGGGTAGCGGCGGTGAGGCCGGTGAAGGTGAAGCTGCCCGCCAGGGAGACAGTGTCGCCCGAGACGAAGAGGTTAGCGAGGGCCAGCGCGCGCCGCTGGGCCGGGGTCAGGACGCCGGCTGCGGTCGGCAGCGGCGTGTCCAGCTCGTCGAAGTGGCG